CCGATCCATTGAACTCATTATTTTTGAAGACATAACTGTAGTTTCCTGCGAACAGGAACGGTGTAGCCAGAACAACAGTCGGCATACACAGATAGCTATTGGTGACGGTAATCGTGCTACTGGTGTTCTCGCTGCTATGCTCAACAGATATTCCGATGCAGGTTTTCCCGATCTTGGACCCGGAAAAATCGTAATTGTTCAAGACCTCGGTGACAGTGCCCGAGCCCTTGCAGCGGACATAATCACCCGGCTCACTTGGCGGATTATATTGGCAGACGCCATCATTGATGTTGCGCGGGTCTTGTGGCGATAGTGTCTTATCCGGCCCGATGGGATAATCGACGCCCGGGATGTTGAACGTCATCGGATGTGTCGGCAGAAGACTGTTCTGCCCGCTCTGCACCGCTGCCGTTAGCGCTGCTGTGCCGGGATAGTACGAACCGTTTGGATTGGCCGCAGCGCAGCCGTTATCAGTAGCGTAATGGCACGGTGCGGATGCCGTGCCATGCGGAAACCATGCCTGCGCGGGAGCCAGAATAAATACCGGCATCGTCGCCAGAATAACTAGCGCAGCCATCAGTAGTGAGATGAAGCGCCTTAGCACCCGACACCCAATAGGGATCGCTTGCATACGGGTGTTGCGCCTGTCGCCGCCTTAAGGGCAATGAGTTGACCGGCCCAGTTTGCCGAACCACCAGAAATTGATGGTGCGTAGCTACGGGCAGCGTTCGTCCCCACGATCCAAAACCCGTTTATCCAAGTTTGGCCCGCCCCGGTTGCTGTGAGGCTAGTAAAATTGGCATCGTTTGTCGTAGTTTCTGCCACGTGCAAAACCACGCCACCAACAAGAACTTCGCATCCGGCAGCCCCCCCGGGACAAGCAAGGGTCGCCGTCGGGCCGACAGTTAAGGTTCCGGTCCCGCCTGCATTTGCGGCGCCTGTTGCGACATCGAAAGGTGTGGGAGACGCGCCACTAAAAGCAATTACCTGGCCCGTCAGACAACCGGTCGTTCCCGTCAAGGTAACGGTGATCGTGTCACCGCTATTTATCTGGGTTCCCGTGTAGGAATAGAGAACCTGTACGGTAGCGCCATTAGCGTTATCTGCCGCTCTGGGTCCTGTGTAGGTATTGCCGTGGGTATCGGCCACCGCGAAGCTGGCTGCTGCGCCAGTCGCACAGCTTCCTGCGATTACGGCTACTGCCGAATTTGCCGGTATGGTCGTATTCGTAACAATGCCCAGAGTGGACGTACTGCTGAAGCTGTTGCCCCCAATGCTGCCGCCAGTACCGGAGCCGACAATCTGCGTGATGGCGGCAAACGCCGGGATAGGCGCTAGAGCGAGGAACGCTCCGAGGCACAGCGCGAGATATTTACGCATGTGCGCCTCACTGCTGCACGTAGGTTATTTGCCCAGAGGTCTGGCCGGTGCTGCTAAGCAGGATGCAGACATTGGCAGCAGCGGCGTTAGAGTCCGCAGAGGGCGAATATACCGTGCCGGTGCCAGAGCCCTTTACCAGTCCGCCATTGGCCGCGAGATTCCAACCCGTTGCCGCTGACGTGCCGCCAGCAAGACCGAAGATGTTTGTGGCGCAGACCGTTCCGGTCCCTTCGACCAAGGCAATATTCTGGGCCGTGGCCGAAACCAGATCGATTGAGCAGACGTAGGTTTTCTTGGCTGATGTGCCAGTTATGACTTGGCCGGAAGCCGTTAGGCTAAATGGCGCGCCCAGCTTGGTCCCCTGCCCGCAAGGATCGTTAGAGACAAAGCCAATGACATTCGTGCCAGCCGGGATCGCGGCCTGTGCCGCAGACAGAAGGGCCGCGCTGTTGCCGTCTATGACCCTGATATTGCCCGCTGTGTCTGTAGAGCAGGGGTTGGTCTTAGCGGTCGTATAAGTTGGCGCGGAGGTCGTGGTCGCGCACATATCCAGATTGCCGGTCTGGCCAGAAGTGGTCGAACCCTGGGCTAATCCGCCAACGGAGAGCGAACCAGTGACAGGAAGTGGGTTGGCGGCAGAGACCGGAACGGGGTCAGTGCCGTTCGGCGCGAGAAAGTGCTCTACCTGCGCCTGCGCAATAGCGGGCGACAGAAAAACGGCCCCAACAATGAGGGCCGCGAATATTCTCTTCATTTAGTTGGCATCCAGTGTGGACGTTTTGCCGGCTTGCCTGCAGCGGGATCATCAATCCCGTACGGCACTTTGCGGCATGGGCTTAGAAGCGCGTTCTGGGGCGGTACATAGACCGATATCCCCCGGCCGCGCGCGAAGCCAATCAGGTATTCCATATTCGGGCGCTGATAGGCGTACTCACCACCCGTCGCCAGATCGCATCCCCAAATTCCGATCCGGTCTGCACCCTCCAGTATTGCCAGCGCCATCATGTAGGCGATGGAGCTTTCGAGATAGGCGGTCCCGTAACAGGTCGCGCCGAAGGTCTTGCGGACTTCCTCCATCGGGTATTGCACCGATTCCGGGATGTCCTGTTCCTTCTGGAGCATGTAGACCGGGACTGTCAGGCCGGCTAACCATCGCCAATGCGCCTCCGCAGCATCACCGCCGCCAAGGAAGTTGCGCCAATTCTGGTGCATCTCGAAATAGCGATGACAGACAGGCAATGGATCCCAGCCGAGACCCCAGATATCCCAATCAGACAGATCAATCGGCGCATCGCTGCGGGAATTGCTACATTTCCCAACTATTGCGACCTTCACGACCCCGGCATGTCCCGATAAAGGGCTTGCTTCACAATCTCCGCCTCTTTCGAGAGGAAATTGGTGTATTTGAACTCGCCCACATGGCTGACCTGCTTGCTCAGGTCGTGGTCTATGTGAATCGGGATTCCCGCCTTGTATAATTCGCGGCAGAAATAGACATCTTCTCCCGTATCGCGGACGAAATCGGGCTTCTGAGGCTCAAAGGCGAAGAACGGGAGCTGGATCTTCTCGAACACCCGCATATCCGTCAGCATCAGGCCCATGCCGGCCACCGTGACCTTCTGGAGCCCGGTTGAGGTGTCCATAGTCCAGACAGGGCCGACAAAATCAGGGCTGTCTATGTACGCTGTAGGCCGTGCCTCAAGGTTCTTGCGCGGGTAATTGGCCGCGACTACCGCGAGATTGTGGTTCAGGAACCTCGCAATCACATCGGCCGGAAATTCCATGTCGCTATCCACCCAAAGTATGTGGGTGGCTTCCATGGCGAATGCCTGAGAAACCAATCTGCGCCGCACTTCAGGCAGGATCGGCCCCTTAACCGAGCTAATCTGCACATCCTTCACGCCATCATAAGGCGCCAAGGCGAAATGCGTCATCGCACGAGATACCGAGATCAGGCAGGCCAGCGTGGGGCTGCCGTGACACGGTATGGCGATGAGAACTCTTAGTTCTCTGGGCTTCTCAGAGGCGGCCGGGCCAGGTTCTGAAGGCTCTGTTATCTGGCGAGTTCGCCCATTCGCGCCACTTCTTTTTGTCATGAAACCATCCCTCACGATATGCTTTGTCTAGAACATGCTTGGGTATCAGGGCTGCGTGCCTGAACTCCTTGCCCGGCTCCATCTCCGAGAGCATCTTGGCGCGCTCGATGATCGGCTCGCAGTCCTCGAAGGTCTTGATGAGGAGATCGTTCGGGCGCGTGTCATCGAAATAGGCGACTTCGCGGAAATTGCCGAAGGCCGAGAGCAGTAGCTTACGTGTGCTCATTTGTTCTCGTAGACATAGGCGTAGAAAGCCTTGGCGGCCTTTAGGACTTCATCGGCTCCGGCTGACGCGGCTACAGTCTTTAGCGCCCAGTCCATGCACTCGGATTTCCATTCAGGCGAACACTGATTGATGATTGGTCCCGGCTTGTCGTCAGGTGACATGACGCCAAGCTTTTCGGGTCGCTATGAAGCTAACGTTGCTCACGGCGATTCCATATTTTTGCGAAATCTCGCGGTGCTTTGCGCCAGAAGAAAGAAGCGAGCGAATTTCGCTGACCTTATCTTCCGTCAGCTTCGCGCTACCATGAGCAGAACCCTTGGCTGATCGGCCTTTACTGACCATATCGGCACTATTGTCGGCAGGTTCTCCCAAGAACAGATGATCCGGGTTTACACAAGCCTTCACATCACATGTGTGGCAGACAAACATCCCATCCGGGATCGGACCCTTGAAAGCGGTGTACGAAGCGCGGTGGGCTTGGGTAACTTTCCAGCCGCCTAGCGTCGTCATTCCATAGCCGTTTGAATATAAGCCGCCAGTCCACAACCAGCAGCCTGAGTTCATGTCGGGCATGGAATAGTGTCGGATACGATCCTCCAGCGAGGATCTGATGCACGTTCGCTTCATAGAGCCCTCAAAAGGAACGGCCCCAGTTTCCCAGGGCCGTTTTCTTAGTCAAATCAAGTACTTATCTACGAGGTCGTGTTCAAATCTGCGATGACGCCGAAGGCGCCCTCGTTCGACATCTCAAGGGTGTACTCCGTGCGCATGTCCTTGCGGGTGGAGTCGCCGGTCTTCGCCAGATCACTGACAAAAACAGGGCGGAGGAAGGCCACCTTGGCAAAGGCCGGGTCGTAGATGAAGCACGACCGGTCACGCTGGAAGCGGTTGGGAATGACCTTCAGATCACCATAATCCGACGCATACATGTCGGCCGCGCCCTGGATGGCGTTCTTGTTGTTGATGATCGTGCGGGCATTCGAACGACCGCTGAAGGTCGAGATGGTCTGCTTGTTGTGCGGGCCAACCATGATGATGGACGGATCGCCACCGGACGCATAGACCTGAGCCAGAACCTTCTTCAGCAGAGACTCAGACAAGGCGCGCAGATGGGTCGCGTCAATGGCCGCGTTGGTCGTGCCGTTGGCGGTCGCGCTCTTACCCTTCGTGCCACCGCTGGTCGCGGTCGTTTCACGATTGGTATTGGTGCGAAGCCAGGCCTCCAGACCGCGCAACTTGCGGGCCGAAGAGGTGGAGCCAGCAGCGCCGGCCTGGTTTGAGGTAAGGCCCGATTCCATGTCGCGCTTGAGTTCTTTCGAGCGCTTGGACATCTGGTAGGCCAGTTCCGAGTCACGGCCAGCCTTATCCACGGCTTCCTGCGTGCCAGTGACCACAACGTCCTTGCTGGCAATCTGGCAGTAGTTCTTGACGCGGCTGGTGGCGCTGGAAGACGAACCGGCAACCACGTCACCTTCGATCTGGGCGTTGGTGGTAACGGCAGCCGCCAAGCTATCGGTCTGCCATTCATGCAGAACGGCCTTGGCCTTGCCCTTGCCGATGGACGACATGAAAGGCGTGTCGGACGGGCTGATGTTGTAGATGATATTGGTCAAGTCTTCGCGATTGCCAATGGCAGCATAAGTGCCAAAGGCATTGGTCTGTACGGTCATAGTGTGGGGTGCGCTCCTGCGCTAATTGATGAAGTGACGGAACACGGAGGCTGCGTCGTTGACGTTCCCCGTGCGCTGGAGCCGCTCGTAATCAGACTGAAGCTTTTCTTCCTTACCCGTATTTGGCCGTGTCACGCCCGGCTTCTGAACCGGAGGTGCGCTGGCAGCTTTCTGTCTCGCAGCCGCCTGGGCGGCCGTGAGATCCTCGAATTGCATGGCCTTGTGCAGCATCGCAAAATCGGATGCGGAGGCCATGGATAGCTGCTGAGGCGTGTAGCCCTGCTTGACCGCAAAGTCTTGCAGCTTCTTCGCCAGAACCGGACCTTTAACTTGGTCTGCAAGTTCAGGGATGAGCTTGCTGACTTTCTCCTGTTCGGCCTGACGCCACTGGGTCATCTGCTCGTCACGCTGCTTCTGCTGTTCCTGCACCACCGTCTGGCGGGCAGTCATGGCGTCATTCAGCTTTGAGAAGGCGATGATGGCGGCGTTGTAGCGTTCCACGTTGTAGTTGGGAGAGCGGGGATCTGCGAGGGCGTACAAGTCTTCCTTGGACTTGATGTCCGCGAACTCGCCTTTGATCGAGGCTTCCAACTGCGGGATAAGGGTGTTGAGTTGATTGACGTACTGATTACGCGCGGTTTCGGCTTCCTGAACCTTGCGGGTAGCCTCTTGGCGCAATGCGTCCAGTTCGGGAGAACTGGTTTGCACTGGCACAGGCTTGGCCGGCTCGGCTTCGGGTGCCGGAGTCTCGGAAGTGACAGCCCCTGGCTGTTCAACTTCCGTATTGCCCGCCTCTGCTTCAGCAGCTTGGGGCGAATGGGGTTGTTCTGGTGTCTGTTCTTCCTGCGCTTCGGGCGCGGGTGGCTGCTTGAGCAGGTTCTCAATCGCGGCGGCGGCTTCGGAAACGGTAAGTTCGGTAGACTGCTCTAGATCGCTATCGGCCACGGGAAACCTTTCTTGCCGCGCTGCAATTCCTGCTGGCGCGCTTGCTCTAGTGTGCCGGTATTGGCGACGCTCTGAATGTCGATGATGATTTTCTCGCAGAGCTTGACGTAGCGGTGACAGTCCTCGCGGGCTTCCGGAGTTTTGGCCTCGCGCCAAGCTGCCGTGTACACACCGTCAAGCGTGTTGAGGACTTCACGGAAAAGCTCGTTTTCTAGGAGTGCGCGGGCCTGAAGGCCCCGGTTGATCTTGTCTCCGCTCAAGCTAGTGACCGGCCCCGGTATTTCTTCAGCTCAATGACGACCGGTCCGAAAACCAGATAACGGCCATAGTGAGGAACATCGGAGTAATTGATGAACCAGCGCCACGGCTTCAGGTGATGCTTTCCGCGACTAAATATAATCATTCTCATGCCGCCTCCCCTGCCGCTTCACGGGCCTCTGCGTCAGCCCCATCACTGGCAGATGCCGTGACTCTTGCCGCCTCGATCTGGGCCGCAGCCCTGATATGGGCAACAGCAATCTCCAGAGCGCCCTCAACCTTGGCCTTGAACGCCTCTAACTGCATCTGCTGCTGGTTGTGCAGTGTGTCTCGCTGGGCTTCCAGGGCGTTCTGATGCTGCGTAGTGGCAGCGGTAGCCTGAGCCTTGATCTGGGCAACCTGAACGGCTGCATCGGCAGATGCCTTGGCCTTGGTCTGGGCAATCGCCATCTGCGTCTGCGGATCAGCCCCCGGCTTTTGGTTCGGAGGCGGCAACTGAATAGGCTGATTGGCCTGCGGACCCTGCGGAAAGGTGAAGAACCGATCCACACCCTTCAGCCCCATGGCCTGAACGCCAATCTCGGCGCTGTTTCTCAGGTTCTCGGGCGAGATAAAGCCGAGGGGCAATAGCTTCTCTTGCGCGGCACCCAAGAACTGGGCGTGCATCATCTGCTGGTCGCGGTCGCCCATGCCCAGCCCAACCGTGGCCGTCATGTCCATGTCGCTGTTCCACTGCGACGGGTCCATATCAACCCATTGGTCGCGGAGGCGGATGGTGCGGGCCTTGTCCTGATACTCGCAAATCAGCTTCAGAATGAGCCTGAAGGCATCCTTGACACCCGTCTCAGCAAAGATGCGGGCAATGAGTTCAATCTTGCCCATGGCCTGGGAAAGCATGATGCGCTCGCCGGCAGCCGTCTCATGCAAAGCATCGGCACCTAGGCCCTGAGTTCGGGGGGAGACGCCAGTGCGGTTCTCACGCTGCTGATCGATGTATTCCAAGCCCGCAAGGGCGGCATCACCAATCTGCGGGACCATAATCGGGATGACAGAGCCAGCCGCTTTAACCCTGATCTTACGCCCCGGCGCGCTGGACAGAACCTCGGACGGGTCGATGATATTGGCCTCAACCACCTCTTCCCGCTGATTATTCGAGAGGTACATATTGTCGAGGTACTGCCGCCAGATCGTGGACTTTATGAGCTGGATGTCCTTGACCAGATCGGCCGGGCAAAGCCCGTGATACCGATGCGGCATGGGAATGGGCGTCAGATCGGCAAACGGCCTCGGCGTATCCCAAGCCTCATCACTCAGGATCTCATAGGCAGCACCGGCAACCACGACCTTGCGCATTTCCGCAATGCCGTCGCCATCCTCGTCTATACGGATATAGCCCTCAGTGACCCAGACTTGCCGCATGGCGGGGTTAATTGCGGATTCCGACATGGGAACCACAAACTCAACCGTGTTGCGCTTGATCTCCTCGCTATCGGTCTGGATGCTGGTCTCATCGCCCGAGAGGCGCTCTACCTGCTCGCGGTCAAATCCTTCCTCGACCAGATCGGATAGGAAGCGGCGTCTGCGATGGCCAACGAAACGTGCCGTTTCAATGTCCCGCGCATCCTTGGAGATTAGAAACTCTTCAGGCGGAACGGGCAGAACACAAACGCGCCCACTGGTCAGCTTGCGGGTTAAGACCAGATCGTGGGTGGTGAACTCAACAGATTGCGGACTGATTGCGCCGGTCTTATCCGGCCGCATCACCTCGACCGTCTGCTTGTTCTCGGTATGCTCTGAAACCTCTACCTGCGGGTCGTTGACCAGCATGGTAAAGGCCATGTCATCAAGGCCGGTATAGCGCTCGCGCTTGGTGCGCGGCGTGTCATCCCACCATATCTTGATGCGCCCATTCTTGGAGATGAGGGCGTCTTTGAACCAAGAATAGGTGTTGATAAAGCCTTTGTTGTCACGGTTCCAGATGAAATTGACGTATTCGGTGGCCTGCTTGGCCTTCTCAACGTCATCAGCCGTTTCGGGCTCAAACTCTACCGCATCCTCACCGGAGCAGAAGATGCGGACCAGTGTGGGCAGTATCCATTCGACAGTATCGCGGACTGCGGTGTCCACAACCGAGGATCGGCCGTCTACTTCGTTGCCAAAGGGCCTGCCCTGGTAATAATCCATGTTCTGCCCACGCTCGATGGACAGTTCTGAATTGGATTGGCCGTCAGCCGACAGGATCTCAGAGCGAATGATGGCCCTGATATCGGACTGGGTGACTTTCCTGCGCTCAGCCAATAGTTATACGACCCATTTCACTGCTGGTTGCGTCCACGGCTTGCTTGACGGCCTTGCACTCGCCAACGCCAGATAGCGGAAGGCGTCAGCAGCATGGCTTGTCCAATCGTGGTAGGGCCGCTCACGCCATGTTTGGCGCTTGCCGTCCCATTCCCTCCGGTATTGCTTCAGCGCCTCAATCCCTCGGGCGCAGCGTTCTTTGTCGAACCAGCAGCGGGGAAGCATGAGGCGAACGGCGTTGAGCCCATCGGCCACTTCCTGCTGCGGTATGACCTCGATATTGCGGAGGCCCAACTTCTCCAGCGTCTCACGGCGTGAGGTGCCGTTGTTCAGTTCTCTGACCTCAACGTCATGGGGCAGCAAATGCCGGCCATAACGGTAATTCCTAGCCTCAAGCTGCTTGACGATCGAGGGAAGCCCCTCGCCGCTGACCTCGAGGTAATCAATCAGCCGGCGCTCTAGCCCAACATCCTGGATGAACCAGATGGACGTTGCGTCATCAATGCCCAAGTCCCACGCCGTGTCTACGACAGGGATTGACTCAATCGGGATGGTGCAAATTCGCCCATCCTTGTGCGCCTGCGTCATCTCGTTGGCGTAATAGGCGCCCTCGATTGTCGCATCAAAGCTGCATTCGTATTCGCGCTGAAACGCCGCCTCAGACATGGCGTTGCGCGCGTCGTCCAATTCGGCTTGCGGTAATAGGCCGGTTTCGGAAGCCCTGAACTCGAATAGCTCCCAATCCGGGTCGCCGGCTTCGGCCTTGTTTCTCAGATCCCAGAAATGATTCTTACCGTTGGGCGTTCCAAGGAAAACAGTCCACCCATGACGGTCTGAGAGCGCGGGCCGGATGACATCCGTCCAGGCCCTTGGGTCCATGTTTCCAAATTCGTCAGGTACAATTCCGTCGAAATATTGCCCTCGCAGGGCTTCGTAGTTGTCCGCTCCGTAGAGCCTGAATCGTCCACCATTGGGGAAATCCGCTCTCAATTCAGCTTCGTTGAATTTCACGCCCGGTATTGGTGAGGCGTAATGCTTGACATAATCCCATGCGACGGATTTGGCCTGGCCCAGCAGCGGGGCCACATACGCAAATCTTGGATTGGGCAACTTGCATGTCAGCGTGGCCCGGATGCATTCGTTAATGGCCGCAACCGTCTTGCCCGCCCTGCGGTGAGCAACAACAACTCGATACCGCTTTACTGAATTGTGGAAGGGCCGCCAGATGTCTCTTGGGGCATAGGGGATAACAATTTCCTGGACGGGTCCTGTGTCGCCTCCAGCTCGTTCGTCGCCCAGCGGATCACCTGTTGGATCGGATTTTCGGCATCTCCCGTTACCTGCAGGGGCAATACGCGGCCCAACAGCAGGAGGAATGTCTTGGGGTTCTCATGGGCCTGAGCCATCAGGTAATCCTCGCCACCGGCACGCTCTAAGGCGTTGAGGATCATTTCCTTGAGTTGTCTGCCCATCTTGTTGGGCGAGCCCTTTGGCCTGCCTGGATGGGTTAGATTTCCAGCCATTATTTTATTTTGTGAGTCATTGATTTATTTGCGCTTTTTCTTGGCGCGGTCCTGAGTCGCAAGAGCAATTGCCACCGCCTGCTTCTGGGGTTTCTTTGCCGCTATCTCGGTCAGGATGTTCTTGGGAACTGCTGCTTTGGAGGGGCTTTTGATGAGGGGCATTAGGCTGCCATCATGTATTTTGTTTTGCTGCAAAGGTGCCTGCTGGAATCGGCTTGCGCGCCCTCAACAAGCCTGAAACCAAGGCCCTGCTCAGTGATGATGTGGAAGGGCGCTTTGGAGCGCTTGAGTGTTGCCCTGATCCTGCAAATGAGGACGCCCAATGTCGCAGGATGCGGGCTATTCACTGATGCCCAGCCATAAGCGTCCAATAACGCATCCTTGCTGACCGTCTTGCCCATCTTGGCTCTGAGGAGGTTTAGAATGCTGCGCTCTGCCCGGGTGAAATGAACGTGAGGCAGGAAATCCTCGGTCGGGGCGAATTGCGCCCTGCACAGAACCTCTATTTGGTCGCTGGCCCGCTCAATCGTCGGGTTGTTGGCTGCGGTTCGGATCTGGTCCAAGAGAGATTGGACCTCTCTGAATGCGTTCATGTTTCCCTCGGTATATCAACGGTGTAACTGTGGCCCCTGCGAATCCAGTCTGATGCTTGATCTTCCGCCTTCTCGATTTCATCCCAGTCGCGCAACAGCACTTGGGTTTGGAGGCGTATTGGTAATGGGCTGTGGTAATGCACAGGTCTGTTAGAACCTGTACGGGTTTCTTTCATTTAAGGACCAAGGGTTTAGGAGGAGCCGGCCGCAAGCGGCCTTGGTAGAAATGCAAAAGGCCCAGCGATTAAACTGGACCCTTTGCTGGCTCCCCGCCCACGGCGGGAGCAATCTGTGCGGGACTTTCCCCGCCTGTCACCGTCTGACGCTGGCGGTCTGCGGGAAGGCGCTACCTTCCATACTACGAAATCTTATGGCGCAATTGCGCTCATTACCTGTTTGTGTTGCACGAAATTAATTTCGTTTCAACCCAGTTTCTTAGCTCAAGCAAAGATTGTTTTACACGCGGCCGGTATTCGAGGCGCATGTAAGCAGCGCGACATGAGCGACAGTAACGCCCAACTGTGTCACGCGGTCCCCAGCATTTTGAGCAATGTAAAACGCGGGGCGCATCGTTCGTTTCTTCTGGCGCGGCAATATCTTGGATGGATTGTTCCACGGGAAATGCTCCTAACGACGAACCTTGTTGAAAGCCTCACAGAGCGCGTCTAACGACTCCCTGAAGCGTGCAAGCGTCGTGGCGCGGTAGGATGGGCTGATCTCTGTAACCGTCTCAGCGATGCCGCAGTTCTCGCCCAGAACCCTCCTACAGATCATCCAGTCATTCGTACCCAAGTTGGCTTCGATAGCCCTGAGCAGCGTCTTGGCGTCGAATTGGGTATCTGAGAACGGAACGCCAGATCCAGCGCACCGAACCCGGCTGAAATCCATGCTCCCGCCTATGCTGGCCTGGGAAATTAGCCATAGCTCCATAAAGCGCTTGCCGGCCATGAAGCGGTCCAGGGCCTTGCCCACCTCCTCCTTGAAAGCCTCGGCTGATTTGTTTGCCCTGTCCTTGCAAATGAGCTTGCCGTTACGGTGGGCTTGCTCGAATACCGTAAGGCGGGACCAGCCGGTCTTTGACCCTGCCCGTGTATGCAGCGTCCGGTCCTGAACATGGTCTGACGTGATGATGGCAGGCCCTATAACCTCATCTGTGGTCTGGGGGGATGGTTTCATGGGGAGCCGCTCCGCTTCGCGTCGCTTGAAGTAAGATAATCCACTAAGGCAGCATCGATCATGCCTGCCCACAACTCACGGGCGCATCGCTCGTCCACCCCAATATACTCGTCGTTATCCACCGAGCGCCTGCGCTCCAGCATCGCCTCAGTAGGCTCGCGCATGGCTGCAATGGCAGTACGGGAAACATCCTCAAGATTGATGCTCCCAGCCTCGCCCTCGGTGTACCAGTCGCCCGATGAGGCATCTCCCAACAGAGGCTTGGCGTTCATCGCCTTGCCGAGTGCATCCTTGATCGCCGTGGCAACGTGCACAACCATATCCATCACGCGCCCCCCAATTTTTCCAGCGCCTTGGCTGTTACCTCAATCACCCTCACAAGCCTTTTCTTCTCAAGCCCACGTCTTTCGTGGGCGGCTATTAAATCCGTTAGGGCTCTAGTGAATTTAAGTTCTCTCGTCCGTTGCCAAGCTCTAATCCTTGCATGTGCTACATCAGGAGGTGTGGAGGAGAAGATCATGCGCGGACGGGCTCCCGAAAATCATTGCTGATGGCGTCTCGGCATTTCTCGCCAGCCGGCACTTCAGCCTCACGCCAATGCGGCTTCCAGAACGAGCGGCGCTGAGACCACCAACGGATCGGCCGGCTCTCACCAAACTCAGGCTCGCGCGAAACATGATCGCAGCCAAGGACATGCGCGCGGTGCTTCCGGTTTTCGTGGCAAATCTCCAAAATGTCGGCCGTGCGGGGAAAGAAACGGTTTTCGGTATCGCGGCGATACTCGCGTATAGCCGTTTCGATCTCGGCCAAGGTGTAATCGGCAAGATCCTCGATGAAATCCAAAACCATGTATTTGACCTGGGCTGGGCCGAAGTCAGGGCGGTGATAGTGCGATGCGAGGCGGACCAGCATCGTCCCAATCTGTTCGTTCCTGCCCGGCTCCCTCGGCGCCTGCCTCTCGGACTGCGGCAAGAACTCCAGCGAGGAAGTTATCGTTTTTGCCCCGGCTTCCTGCGGCGTCTGGTCTATCGTCATATTTGCCTTCCATCAGTTTCGTAAATGTCGATTCCTGCAAGAAAAAATCTATGTCGGGCACCCATTTCTCGTGGCCTTTGCCGCGCCCGGTGTCGCCCCGTAGGAACGGCGACGCTCGAGCTCGGACCATTGCTGCGTCCCAGCCCTCGATGCCGCCAGCCTCGCGCAATCGTTCCTTGAGTTTGGAAATCCTGCCCCGCGTGATGCGAACTGCCTGCGGCCACTCGAGCTCGGTTGCGATGCGGTTGTAGGCAATGATGGCAGCGGCGGTTTCGTCCGCGTCAGCGGACCTTGCCATATCGTGCTTAGGTTCGGGATTAGTCTCGGGATTAGGCTTAGGCTTAGTGTTTCGAAACCGTTCGAAAACCGTTCCGAAACCGTTCGGAAACTGTTTCTCGTATTGCTCCAAGCCGTTCAGGATATGTTCAACCGCAGGATCAACGGGGAGATGGTCAAGCTGGCGCAGGGCCGCCTTCCCCACGTTTGGGTTCTCAATTGGATTCCATTTCAAGAACTTACAGATAATGATGTGCCGGCCATCGGCGCAGCGGACACAGAAGTTAGCCTTGATGAGCTCGCCCATAACCTCACGGACGGTCGCCAGACTCCAGCCAAGGTCATCGGCCACATAGGCATCGGGCAGCAGATAGCCGCCTATGGTGTTCGAATGGGGTCCAGTCAGCAGGTAATTGGCTAACAGCTTGCCACGGTCATTCAGGCCACGAATGACAGGATCGTTCCAGAAGGCGGTATGGACGCGGCCGAAGTCTCTAGCCATCTATTCAGCCGCCTCCATGACGAGTGGGCGGCCGATGATCTCAGCGAGGTTACGTTCCCTGTTCGCCACCGCGACGGCTGCGAGCCCGCGACAGCGTTCCAGATCGTCTCTCAGCGATGGGCTACCGGCCGCCCGTTCCATTGTCCTCTTGACGGCATGGAGGACTGTTGTGTGGTCCCGCCCGAATTGGTTGCCGATCCTGGGCAAGCTCCAGTCTGTAAGCTCGCGGCATAGGGTCATGGCAGCCTGGCGGGCATAGGCGATGCGGAATTGGCCCCTAGTGGCGTTGAGCAGATCCTCCCGCTTGATCTCAAAGACGACGCTCACGGCGCTGATGATATCTTGGGGTCTGGGTTTCATGCGCGCCTCCGCTGTGCTTCGCGGAACACTTGGGCGACTTCGGTAGTTATCCGGTCAGCCTTGGCGCCGCGCTTCTTCTGGATGCCAATCTCGCGGTGATCGATTCCGGGGTGCGTGGCAAAGAGCAGTTTTCTTTTGATGCTGTAGGCGTCGGTCTTTACGCCCTTAACATCCTCGGTCACGGACTTGCCGTTTTCCAGATAGCGGAAGTCACCAATATAGGTGCAAACTACTGTGCCGTTGACGATCAGGGGAAAGCGGGGCTGAAGCTCAAGGTGGGATATGACGCCGGCACGTTCCAGGGTTTTCAATTCCCCGTAACGGCGGCTTTCAGCCTTTGAGGCAAACCTGATGCCATCAACGATTGTCGGCTTAGCCGAGTATTTACTGTATGACATGCCCGCCCTTCGAACTCTGTACGCCCTAAGCCGTGGAACGCTGTTATTTCGTCAGCAATCCAAATACATATCCGACGCAATAAGCCGGTAACGCTAATGTCAGAACCGAAAGCAAAAGGACTGTGAGAAGCCATCCCGTTGCGATGTAGAGACGGGTTATGAACAGCAGTGCTGTCATGAATTTAGATTCTGTAGGAGCCGCCTGCTTCGCAGGCTTGGTAGAAAGTTCAGCCCTGAGATCGGCAACTACCGCAGCGCGAACTAACGCAAGGGCGAATGTATCGCAGCGTTTGTTGCGCTTGATCGGAACTATGGTTGCTGTCATTTGCCCCTCACGATGTAGCTGTTGACCAACATTGTTAGCGCGCGCTCACGGTCTGCATTGACCGGATCAAGCCCCAGCGCTTCCATCGCAAGCGCCTTTAGTTCTGGAATGTCCTTGGCGGCGTTGAGGAAGTATTCTGTGGAAAGGGTCGTAACCCCCTGCTTGGCGTTCTCTGCCGTCCTGACGCTGCACTTGGCAGCTTTGGCCAGAACCTTTGCCGGTATGTTTCGCGTTGCCGCCTGAATCCGCGCGGGCAAATCTCGCCCGTCTGCACGCCTTGCCGGTCCCTGTTTCTGGGGAACGATCCCGAAAGAATTTACCATCTGTCCCTCGCATAGTGGTTGGGACAGAGTCGGATTAGATTCAAATGCAGACGGAAAAGGACGAGCCACAAACCCGGTTCCAGCCGGAGCGTGGGGTGATGAAAAGGCTTGGGGAAATGGCGCGCAATTCATCGCGGCAAGACCCCCAGACAGTTGAGAGATGGCTTGAGCGCGTTGCTAATCATCAGCAGCAGCTCCGCTCAGCAGAAAAGCCAGGATCAGACAAATGACGATCAGCACGGCGTATTGGCCGTTGGTCATGTGTGAGATTGAAAGCTCCCCAGCCCCCGGTTTCATCTAATGCCCCTGTCTCAAATCGGGACTGAAATGTCGCTGGGAATATCTTTTGATGCCCGCTACGCTACCCAAGTTGGGGCCGAGCGGGGAACACATGGAACACTTGGATTTCAGGCCGGTTCTATTGGCTTGGGCCGAATTGCAGGCCGAGCAAATGGGCCAGAAGAAATGCGCGCGCAAAGGCGTCGGCGGCATGATCCGAAAACTGCGCGGGCATCTGGAGTCGCCAGCGGTGGAGCTATACCGAAGAGATACGCTGCGATCTGTACAGCTCCTCGAATCCCATTGCCGATTGTGCGGCAAGTGCCGGGAAGCGACGATGGCCGAGGCAGCGGAGTAGGTCACTGCTCCCTCGCCTCCGCGTATGCGGCATGCAAATCGCTGGCCGTAACCTCGCCGTCCGTTTCGCGGATGATGGCATCCTGCAGGCTTAGGGGAATGTTTTGAGTGCCCGCGACGATGCGATGCACGGTTGCCGAGGTCGAACCAATGCGGCGGGCAAACGCGGCCTGCTTAACGCCCTTGGAATCCAGCCATTCGCCTAGTCTCATGCCTCCTATTTACGCCCGGGGTAAACTGGCGTCAAGCGGAGATTTACGCCCGGTGTTATGGACCCCTAGCTCGGCCGCGCGCAATATTATTGCGATGGCGAAGTCCGGTAAGAAGCGGAAGATTTTCGGGCCGTGGTTCCTTAAGGAATGGCGGTTGGCCCGGAACTTGACCCTGGAACAGCTGGCTTCCCGGGTGGGTTCCACCGCCGCCAGCATCTCCCGGCTCGAAAACCGCCGCCAGCCCTATTCCCAACCCTTCCTAGAGGCTTTGGCTGACGCCCTGACGTGCCGGCCAGGCGACCTCATAAGCCGCCCACCGGGGGTTTCTGACGCCCTCCGGGAGGTTATAGACGGGATGGCACCCGAGGATCAGGCCCAAGCCCTGGCCGTCCTCAAAGCCCTAAAGCAGACCAAGGCAGCCTAAGGGGCCCGATTCAGGGCCCCGGCTCTCCCATACGAACTATTTTACGCCCCGCGTAACTTTTCGCTTGACCCCTCGTTTACGCCGGGTGTAACGTCCACCCATAGCCGCTGCCTTCCGGTGGCGAAATGAGGAGACCGAGATGATCCAGAACAGCAAGCAGAAGTGGGAAGTGGGCCAGACGGTGAAGGTGGGCTTCATGAGCCTGCAGGTCGTGGCGAAAGTCCCGACGCCCGGCGACTACATGCCGGATGCTTATGCGCTGAAGAACGCGGCTGGCACATTCTACCGCTTCGTTCCGCACAACGGTCTGGTGCGCTGCTTCAATCTTGATGAAGCGATGGCGGCTTAAATGGAACTCGCGCTCATCCAAAAACTTCTTCGCGACCTCCAAGCGACTTCTTCAAGCAAAGAGGCTGATGCGTCTCTGACAATCAAAGGCGGCGAGTTACACGCCTATTTTCGCCCGCTTGGCTGGGGCAGCGATCACCCGATGCTCTTGGAATATGGCGCGACGCCAGAAGAGGCGATTTCCAAGGTCGCGGAAAAGTGGAAGGAAATGTCCGCCCGCGTCCATGACCAGCAACTCAAAAAACTGGCCCTCGCGATTATCCGCATCACGCACGAACAAGGGCAATGCACAGATGCGGCCCTCCGGGCCGAATTTACAACGCGCGAACTGGAGCAATTTTCTGCGGAGGCACTGACGTTGGCGAACAAGATGGCCGAGAACGGGCCTTTCGCGATCATAGAGCTTAAGGGCGCTAACGCAGCCTAACTGAAACACATAGCCGCTGCCTTCAGCGGGATGGATTAGGAGCCGGGCCCTTCGGGCCCTTGAAGTAGGGAGAAAGAAATGAACGTCCTCAATCAAAGCATTCATCCGAGGGTCGTCAACGGCAAGACCGCTCACCCGAAGGTCAACACCTCGAAGCGGAAGCAGCGCGTGACGGTCGCCCGCATCATTGATGCGATCTCGCAGCACTTGGAACGGCATCCGCGTGACGCCGTGAGCAAGAAGCACCTTTCAAAGCTTGAGGGTCAAATCGCAGAGATGAAGGCTTAAGGCCCAAGCGGCCTGAGCGGCTACTAAATATTTGTAACAGCGCTGCCTTCAGCGGCGTGATGGGAGAGCAGAATGAAGCTCAGATGCGAGATCACTGCCGCCGAGAATAACGGCACAACGTTGAAGCTGCGTCTGCAGGGCGCGCGTCCGAAGGGCGCGGATTGGCGGCCGATGGGCGTACAGGCCATCGAAATCGACGACACGCCGACGAACCTCAAAACCTATCACTTGGGCCGCATCCTCACCATCACGATTTCTCCGGAGTCCCGCTAATGCCCCACCCCGCGCAAGGAATGGGTGAGCCACTCGCTACGCTCGTTTGAAGAAAAAGGGGAAAGCAATGAAGCCGTCACTCGCTGATTTCGACGCCGCAAGCTGCCGCTGGCATGGGACGCACGATGCGATCAGCTACGAGCTGTCGTGGCACGGTGCAAGCGAATACCAGCCGCAAGGCATCTGGTGCTGGTATATCCTGCTGACGAGCGAGCAATTTTATCCGGAGGATTGGGTGAAGCTGCGCCTAGAACGGCAAGACCGCGAATACGCCGGAAATTGGCGGCGGTACTGGGGTTACGAAACATTCCCCGATCTTGACCCGCACGGCGGCTGGACATTCGGCGAGATGGAAACCTATCTCGGTGCTGATGGCAAGGAGCACGAAAAGGTAAAGGTCGGTTGCGACTACGCCCACTCATGGGACCGCGACGGCGGATACTGGGAGGGCAAGTCTGACCTTGAGCGCGATGTGAAGCACAGCATTGATTTGCTGGTGAAGATGTTCCCTGACCGCCGTGAGCGGTGCGCCTATTCGGGCCAGTGGGGAGACACAGCGGATTTTTACACGGCCATCAACGGTGCGCGCATCCACAAAACGCAGGAGCAGAAGTTTTCCGCAACAGAATGGCCGACATGGCTCCCGGCCACTTCTTCTTCAAGCGAAGCGAAGCTGAGCGGCTCATCCCACAATCCTTCAGGTGCAAAATGAATCAGCACATCAAACTTGATCCCGGAATGTCAGATGACGAACTCGCCGACGAAAGGCGTGCTCAGGAAGAGATATTCTGCGCCATGCGGATCATGCGCAAGGCAATCCGGCTGGTAAATCACTCCTCCAGCTTGGTGAAGATCAACCTGAACGCTTGGGATGATTTCGCCCACGACTGGCTTCCTGACGAGAAGCAGTGGAACGAGAAGCTGGACGAAGCGAGACAGCTATGACCCCCGCGCCAGTCACTTCAATAGATGAGAGATAGGGGGAGACCACAAAATGAGCATGAGCGAACAAGAGCACGACGCGATGGTGACGAAGGCGCTGGACGCTATTCCGGGCTATCCGTTCCTGCCGTGCCCGATCTGCAAGGGCGTAGAAGGCTGCAACCACTCTGTGCCGGAGCGGGCCGAAGCCTATCAAACACGCCAGACGCTTTTTTCTGGTCCGCACGACCACGACCATGTTGTTAAAACCGGCGATGTTAACAACATGGATGTTGTTGGGACCGTCTGCCCAACCCACGAAACGGTCTTGATAGACGGTCTATGCGCCCCATGTGGCGGAAAGTCGGAGCGCAACCGGCGCGTTGCCGCGCGCTGGGATGAATTATCAGCGGCTGGCAAACACGGCCATTACGAAACGCTGTTCCAAATCGTCCGCGAGGAAGTAGAGCCGCTGGAAAGTGAGATCGAAGAGTTGATCCGGGGAATGACTGAGCTGGCGGAGCGGGCCACCGCCCGCATGGACGACGCTGGCGAACAGATTGCCCGCTTTAAGGCGCTCATTGGGCTGATCGAAACCACGCTTCTCCGCGACAGCGCCGCAAAGGATCAGGCTGGAAATATCGACAAGCGCAATTTCGTTGGGCGAGCAATCTTGCTCTGCCGGGAGGCCAGCTAGGGCCCCCCATGACCGACCGTATCACATCGCCAAGCTCTAGAACCACCAGCATGAAAGAGTTGGTTGCGGAACTACGCATCGTTCTTAAGCGCGTCTACAGCGAACACGATTATTGCCAGCCCCCATCAATTTGGGTACGCGAAAGAATAATGGAAGCCGACAAACTTGCCAACGCTATCGAATCTCTTACTGGAGAAGGAGATTTGGGAGAGCCGCCACATTCGCGGCTTGAAGTAACAGAAGAAGTGTACCTGAGCGCTGTGAGGGGTCGTGCGGACTTCCGTACCGCATTTCGCCGAGAGCGTGAAGTCAGAATGCAACTTCAGGCCGTGGTCGCAAACTTCGCTGACGAAAAGAATTGGTCTGACAAACCTGCCAACCTTCGCTGGGACGGCAAGCGTCATGCCATCGAATACGCGCAGTCTACTCTTTCCGCCCTTCAAGCAAGCGAAGCGCGCGGCTCTTCCACACCTTCCCCATCAGAAGATGAATTGCGGGAGGTGTTGGCACATGAAGTCGCAAGGATCTGGCGCGTCGGTGACGAAGATATACTCGCAATGATAGCCCGCGATCTGAACAAAGGCCCGAGCGGCATGTACCCCGTTCAGGCGATCCTCTCCGCCATGCGCGCCATCCTCCACCGCACTCATACAAGCGGGGAGACAGAACTAGAGGCTGCTGGAAATGGGATCTCGCTGAGATGAGTATGGAAGAGCCACTCGCTACGCTCGTTTGGGTGCTGGTCAGTGTTTATCTGGTCGTCGGTCTGATCTTTGGCGCGACGGTAGCAAAACTAGAGGCCATGAGAGGCGATCCGCTTCCCCGCAGCGAAGTCTACTGGTTCATCCTGTTTTGCACTGGCTGTTGGGGCATCTTCGTCATCGGTATGTGTTTCTCGGGCGTGACTGATTGGCTTACTTCTTCAAGCGACGCGAAGCGGAGCGGCTCCTAATGACCGACTACATCTCCCCCTATATTCAGGACCGAGCCGAGAAAATCGGCATCCTCCCAAAGACAGAATACAAACGGGATCATTACATATTTCCGCGAGAGCAATCACAGGTTTCCAAATTATGTGATTGGGAAGATCGCTGCGCGAGGCCTGAGCCCTGGTGGAAAGTCATCGCGGGCGGCTTCGGATACATCCTGTTTTGCATCGCCATGTTCATGCTGGCCAACGCTCTGAGGGGGTTGTGATGGGCCGCGTCAAAGACTTCTACCACGACGAGATTTGCGAGCGCGCAAATGATGAGCCGTGGGGACAGGAACCAGATGATGCAGAGCAGTTCTATGCGGAAATAGAAATAGAAAAGGCCAAGGAAGTTCTTAGGAAGGCCGCTGCGCGGGGCCAAGTAAAGGAAAATAGCCATGAATCTCGCTGACCTGAAGAAGCCATTCCCGCCAGACCGCATCTCGTGGCGCGTTGGAAGCATGACCCAGGATAAGAAGAAGGGTATGGCCCTGGCCTACATCGACGCCCGAGACGTTATGGGGCGCCTGGATGAAGTCTGTGGCGCCGGCTGGCAATGCGAATATATCCCGATGCCGAATGGCACGTGCTGTTGCCGCATCGGGATCAAGGTTGGCGAGGAATGGATCTGGCGTTCCAACGGCGCTCTAACCCTCAGCGACCGTGACACGGTGGACGCCAAGGAAATGGCTGAGAAGGGAAGCTATAGCGACGCCTTCAAGCGTGCAGCTGTCCTGTTTGGCATAGGCCAATATCTCTACGATCTCGACAGCCCTTGGGTCGAGTTGGACGATAAGAAGCGGATTATCCAGAGCGAATACAAGAAGCTTGAGGCGCTGCTGGGCGGCAAGTCTGCGCCGGTTCGGTATGGCGATGAGGATGGGCAGGCGCGGGAGTGGGTGACGCGCCAGATAACTCTCATCAAGGGTAGCGCCACGCTCCCGGCTCTTTACCTTTGGCTTTCAAAGAGGTGCGGCGATGGCGGCACAATCTCTGACCCCAACACCAGCAGCGACATGGACAAGCTCAAGGTGAAGTCGCCCGAGATGTACGGCCAAGTCGTCCAGGCTTTCCAAGCCCAACTCATGGCCATCAACAGAAACCAGAAGGAAGCAGCAGAATGAGCGCCGACTATTTCGACTGTGTGAAGTTCATCGAAACCAAGAACGGCAAGAAGTTCGCCCGCCAGCTTGGCTCAGCCAAGAAGCGGGATGACGGCGGCTTTTCTGTCTATCTCGACGCCCTTCCGCCAGATGGTCAGTTCGCCATCGTGCCGCAGCGGCAGCGGGCGCCGGCCGGCCAGGGCGCGGCCACGAAGAATCCGGCCGAACTTGACGATGAGATCCCGTTTTAGCCATGACTGAGCATTGCATCATCAAAGCTGACTTCGCGTCCTTCCGTCCTGTGCAGGGGCGCAAGGTCTTGCAGCTCGTTCTGGAAGTGGCAATTGAGGAGGGCGATGATGCGCTAAAGAAGCTTGGTGGTATGCCACGGCCGGGGGAGTCGCGCTGGTGCGCTATTGCCCTGCTCGAACCTGAAGCTGCGAAGGCCGAAGGCCAAGCCGAAGGCGGCTCTCCTAAGAAATCCTGGGCCGAATATCCCCGCTCTCAGCAAGCGGCCATCCTTTGCGGTGATCCTGACTTCTGGCGCTATTTCATCTGCGCCAGTGAAGGCGACGCCACAAAGCGCCTCAAGGAACACTTCCGCATCTCCAGCCGCAAAGAATTAGACGACCCGCAGAAGCATGGGCTCTGGGATGAGTTTGTCGCCTTATACAACCTATACAGGGCCCGTCATGGCTAGGACAGAGTTCTCAGCCAAGGTCAGGAAAGCGGCTTGGGAGCGCTGTAAGGGTCGCTGCGAGGCAAAGGACTGCGGCATCAAGCTGATGGTAGGTCATTTCCAGTACGACCATATCGTGCCTGACGGGCTTGGTGGAGAGCCTACGCTAGAGAACTGCGCCGTTCTTTGCTCTGCCCATCACAGCGTCAAAACCCACACTGTAGATCGCCCGATGATGCAGAAGGCCGACAACATCAAGGCCAAGCATCTCGGGTTTAAGAAGCGCAGCGGATTTCGGAAAGCGCCACCCGGATACAACGCATGGACGCGGAGGATCGAAACATGACCGTCTTCAGCCTCGCCACTCCTGAACCGCCCACCGCTAAAGAAAGCCACGCCAATGACCCGCTATGAAGCTGCCGACCTTATCCTGAAAGGCGCGATAGCGTGGGCGCTGTGGGCTATCGGTGTTCAACTCCGCATCTGGCGCAAGCAGATGACCGGTCAATGCAGCAAGGATTTCTGAGGAGGGTCTTATGCCGGGAGAAATCAGCCGCAGCAATCCAGGGCCGAACGCGGAGACGCCCTATGTGCCCGCATGGTGCTACGTCAAAGGGCCGCGCATGTGTCCGTGCGGTCATCACGAAGGCTATCACGGCGATGACGGGCACTGCCTGATGGTTCACAAATGCAATTGCCGGGGGCTGCCTGAAAATTGCCGTACGCCACTTGGCGGATAGGGAGGGCCTTATGCGCGATCCAGACAGGGACTTTTGGGGCAGGCTCCTATGAACAAGGCCGAAGCTGCCCAAGCCTATTACGAGGGATGGAGCGAACTGCCTGCGCTGCCGGGCTTCCCGTTCCTGCCGTGCCCCATCTGTCACGGCACGGAAGGCTGCGACCACACTGGGTATGAGCGGGCGCGCGCTGCGCTGCCTGGCCTTTCTCTGCAACCCATCAACGAATAGCGAGGGTCTTGTGCCGGAATTTGTGGTGCGTGCGAAAGTCGCGGAAACACCAGGGAACCTAAAAGGTATTAAAGCGGGCGACACCGTTTGGCTTGGGTGGAGCAATGAAGGAGGCGGCTGGTATCAGTGGCGAGACGGCATCATGCAAGCGCGCCCGTTCGACACTCCAGAGAGGGCATTGCGCGCGGCGAGTAGTTGCCCCGGTCCCTGGTTCTACAAGCCGACGCCGGAAAGCATCGAGGCGGTTGCTGTCGAATACCGTCCCGCCAGCATCAAGATCGTGGAATAAGGAGCGAAAAACATGAGCCACCCAGGCGAGGATGATGACTATTTCGACATGCTCAACGATGAGCAGGATGACGAAGATGCGGACGACTTCGACTGCGGCCTGATGGCTGACGGCCAATGCACGATGGCCGGCTCGGAGGATTGCGACTTCTCATGCCCCAACCGGGACAGCGAACTTTTCGCCGGCAGCAAAGCATGGATGAAGAAGTATGGAAGCGCCTGCCAGCTCTGCGGTCAGGAATTTGAGGATCAGCAGGAGCCGGGACAGCCCCGTGCCTGCGACAAGTGCAAAGCCAACAACGGCAATTTTTGAGGAGCCCATATGCCAGCCACCACCATGACGCTCAATCTGAACGAAAAGGAAATGGCCGCGCTCGACACGCTGGCCGCTGAAAAAGATTTGAGCAAGACGCAGGTGATGCGGCAGGCGCTGCGGCTTTACCAGCTTGTCAGTGTCCGACAGGCGGCGGGCGAGCGGTTCTATTTCTCCGGCGACGAACAGCGCCAAGTCGAATTTATCGGACTTTAAGAACGGAGCCGAAACCATGAAGTTCAAAGTCACCATGAAGGACCCCGACACACTGGGCGACGCGATTGACGAAGCGGTCCGCGAAGACATCGCCAAAATCCCGGGCCTTACCGGAGAAGACCGCGAGGCGCTTTTCGAGAACCGGCGCGAGGCCACGGCCAAGATCGCAGCCAAGTGGTTCAGGTACAGCGAATACGTCACCGTCGAAATTGACACCGAGGCGCGCACCGCCACGGTTTGCGACGCGCAATAGGGAGGGTCTGATGCCAGATGAATTTAAGAACCCCATTGTCCTAATTATCGTCGGGGCATTTCTGGTGGTGCTGGCTTATCAAACGTGGTGCCCAGCGAGCACGGCCTGCCGCAAGCGTGGTGGTGACTACACGCTTTTTGACGGCTGCACGAAAACCATTACCAAAATAATTCCCGTTTAAGGATCCGCAAATGAGAATGGTCATGTTCTTCGCGATTCTAGCCCTCGCAGGTTGCGGGAAAGACGATGACGTGGCGACCGTCACCAAAGATATGAAGGTGTGCCGCGATGGTGGCGGCAAGCCCGCTCTTTCAACTGACCCTTTTGGAAAAGGTCTGCACATCATCTGCTGGCCCAAAGAAGCCTTCAACTGAGGAGCATCAAATGGCAACTGTCTTTATTAATCCCGGCACCGAGGCAAGCGACACGGCCACCGAGGACAATGCACTGAAGATCGCGGAGCGCATTTGCGCCGACACTGGATCGACGGCCTCGCGCCACCCGGAAACCGACAATCGCGGATGGTTTGGTTTTCGCTTCGTGCGGGACGGTCGCACGGCTGAAGTCGATATTCCGGGCGATGACCCCGATGTAGTTTGCGAGGGCAGGCCATGGGTCAGCCGCCGCCTGTATGTCGAAGGCTCAAGCTGGCTATACGGCTACGCCCTGAACGCCATCGAGCGTCAATTCAACCCGGAATAGATTGGAGCGTAATTTGAGATTGCCCATGGAGAAGGATTGCTACGCTGGCCCGTTTACCACCAGCGCGCGAGGTTGCGGTACGTCCGCAGACGGCGGTCACATCCTGTCCAAGCGCGCGCCGGGTCGCGTGGCAATGAACCCGGCACAATTTCGCGGACATAGTTCAGCGGTAGAACACCAGCCTTCCAAGCTGGGTGTCGCCGGTTCGATCCCGGCTGTCCGCTCCACCAATACCAAAACCCAAACATAGGCGAGGGTCTGGTGAAGCAAAACAAAATCCACTTTGAAGGCACCGCGACGCCGGAATATCCGCATACCATCATCACAGCTTGCGGCGTCAACGGCTTTCGCATCGAAAACTGCGACGGGGAATTTGAAGTGGCATTGGGTGACATATACGAGTTCACAACCAACAAGCGGCAGGTAAGTTGCGGGCGGTGCAAAGCCTCTCGCGATTTCCGCCTCTGCTAGGGGAGCGCTTTTCATGAATTATGAAGACCCGAGAATTGAGGCGGCTTGCCGGGCAGCGTGGCCGCGTTTCCACCAGATGGCGGATCAGCAAAAGGCCATCAGGCGATACCAGATGAAGCGCGGGCTTGAAGCGGTCGTCGCTAACATCATCGTTGCGAACGCAAAACAGCAGAGGACGACAAAATGCAAGTGCCGAACATTTTCAGATTGACTGCAGCCGAAGCCCAGAAACGCTTTCCAGAAGATGGAGAGAAACGAAAAGCCTTCGCTGAAGGTGTGGTTTTCACCGTTGGGCTTTTTGATGCGCCGGAGCCGCAGGCGGCGACAGACCAACCAATACAATATCCAAAATAAAGCGAGCGGCAATGAGAACATCCGAAAAACTGGCGGCGGAGTTGCGGAAGGTGGCCGCCATCGCTTCGCAGGAGAACGCCGCGAAGTATGAAGCCTTCGCCGTGCGCGCCCTGACCGGCGAGTTTGACGACTATGCCGACACCTACGATTGTCCGATCACCCAGCTTCACAAAGAACTGTCGGCGGCGGGTTTCACCAAATTTGCCGCCCGCGTGGCGCAAGGCGAGTTCGACGCCACCAAGGAAGAAAGCGACGAATGGGCCGCGAGCCCTGCCGGCCAAGAGTGCCTGGGGCATTTATCACCAGACGTCCAAGCAATCATGTTTGGCCGTGTAACCAAGAAGGACCTGAACTGACATGGCAGATCTATTTGAAGGCAAGCCGGATGCCCGGCAAAGCGCTGACCAGGCGCACCCCGTCTCCCGGTTCCGCCCCACCTATCGTGCGCTGGCGGATGACGAGAAAGCCCTGCATGACGAGATCAAGACCAAGGCGGCAGAACTGGAAGCCCTGTTCGGTCGCGTGAAGCCGGGCCGGTACAACTCCCTGGCCATCACCAGCCTGGAGCAGTCCGTCATGTGGGTGGTCAAGGAATTGACCTCGTAGCAATTCGGGCCGGGCGTCACTGCTCGGCCCACACTTTTTGGAGGGTCTGATGCAGTGCGCTTGCACGATGAGAGTTAAGGACCGCGACGGCACCGTCACCTGCGCGGACTGCGGCAAAAAACTTAAGCCCCGCAAGAAACCAAAAATGTGGAGAAAGTCATGAACAAGACAGTTGGTGCCGTCACAGTCGGCGGCTTTGATCCCGCATTCCTGAATGTCGAGCGTGATGGCGGTAACCCCGAGAAGCTGAACGTCACATTGCGCGGTGACAAGAAGCCGGATGGATCGCAGGACATGGCGCTAGGCGTCTTCAGCAAGGAAGAGTTCGCGCTGTTCCTCATTCGCTGCCAGCAGCAACTTTAGACGAGCGTTGGCTGTGAACGGGCGCGGTGCACTGACTATAAGACCCAGGCGGCGGTTCGATGAGGACCGCATCGCCGCTCTTGTCGCCTGCACCATGGCGGCGGATATGGCAAAGCGGGCTGGGTTCGTCCATGTCTGGTCGAGCATGAAAAGCGAGGCTTGCTATTATCGCTTCCCTGGTCGTCGCGGGACGTTGCGGATTGCCACCCATTCCAAGACACGCAGCGGCGACAGGATGCCGGACGGCCCGACTATCGTAAGCGTCACCTATCCTGAAGCCAATCTTCGCGGCTTTACCGCTGAATTTATTGAAAACCACATCGCCAACGGGATCGGGCTCTATCTGATCCGGGCGGCTGCGTAAGGGAGCCCTATGTCAGTCGTCGCCACCATCCCGAAAGACCAAAAGTTCGTATACCGGGTCACGCCGGTTAATGCGGGCTGGATGGATGCGGCCATGATCGGAAAGCAGATCACCGCGATAGCTGGGCTGGTGAAGGCCGCCGCCTGCGAAGATGGACCGCGCATGGCCGTAGTGCTGACTGGCTGCGCCTTCCTTGAGGGCAATGCCCTGGAATTTGAGTTCGCGGTGCTGCCGTACGGCGACCCCACCATTTCACGAAACCACAAAAAGTAACGGAGCCCTTACCCCACCCTTAGCAAAGCTAATGTGAAGTGATTTGGAAGAGCCGGCCGCTAAAGCGGCCTTGAAGAAAAAAGAGGTTTGGAATGGCTGAGACACTTGCCGACGCGCTGCCGAATGAGATTGCCCGGGTCCGCTCCATCCAGGATCACTACAAGGAGTTGCGGAGGCTGCCGAACGTCATTGTCGAACCTCAGATCGCCATGATGGAACACGCCATCCAAAGCGCCACCCGCGCTTGTGCTGCTGGCGACGTGGTCGAAATGATCCGCTGGCACCAAGAACTCAAAGAATATTCGGAATGAGCCGCCGCCCTGCGAGATGCACCGAGGCTGACCTTAAGAGGGTCATCAAGGCTGCTTCATCACCCGGAACGCGGGTAGTTGTGGAAATCCCCACTACGGGGCCGATTCGCGTCACCACGGAACCCCTCCCGGCCACCAATGATAATGCTACGAAGCGGAGAATCACGCTTTGATAGAGGAGATGCCCCGCCCCTCCCCGCCCCTGCTGCTCAAGGAGAGAACCCGGCATGGCCGCACCGTCTGGTATGTCAGGCGCGGAGACGGCCCCAGGACTCGTATAAAAGGCGAGTACGGCAGCGATGAGTTTTGGACTGCTTACCACGCGGCAATCGAGAACGAGTCTCCACGGGCCGCTATAGCCGCCTCCGGGACTCTCCAATGGCTTTGGGAACAATACCGCGAGACGGCAGCTTGGGCGTCACTTTCACCCGCCACCCGTCGCCAGCGGGAAAACATCATGCTTCACGTCCTGGCCAAGTCGGGGGGTGAGCCGTTCGCGGCCATCACCGAGGGCGACATAGAGGCCGGGAAGGACGCTAGGCGCGCAACCCCGTCCCAAGCCCGTAACTGGTTGGACGCCATGAAGGGCCTATTTCGGTGGGCCAAGAAAGCCCAGCATGTCAAAACCGACCCGACGCGGGACGTTGATAATCCCAAGCGTCCCAAGACAAAGGGCTTCCCGGAATGGACGGAAGCCGATGTGGTTGCCTATCATGCCCGCTGGCCCCTTGGGACGTGTGAGCGCGTCTGGCTGGACATGCTTCTCTACACCGGCCCCAGGCGTGGCGACGTGTCCAGGCTAGGCCGCCAGCATGTCAGGAATTGCCTTGACGGCAGAGAGATCGCTTTCAAGACGGAGAAGGGTGGGGAGTTGATCGAAGTCACCATTCCCCTGCTCCCGGTTTTGGAGGCGACGCTTGCGGCCGGCCCGTGCGGGGATCTGACATTCATTGTCGGCGCGAAGGGGAAGTCCTTCACCAAGGAGAGCTTCGGGAATGCGTTTAGCAGCGCCGCGCGGATGGCAGGCGTGAAGAAGTCGGCGCATGGGGTGAGGAAGATCGCCGCAACCACAATGGCTGATAACGGCGCGACTGCGCATCAGCTCATGGCCATCTTTGGCTGGAAAACAATCCAGATGGCAGAGCTTTACACGCGAGAGGCAAACCGCAGACGGCTTGGGCGCGAATCCGCGCACATGCTGGGACGTTCTATCCCCGCACCTGAGCGGCACGAGCCCCGCACCGCCTATTTAGTTGAGCAAAATCAAGAGGATAATTTATCGCTGGTGCGGTCAAGAAAGGTGCCATAATGAGGCAATACAATGGGTTATAGTATGGTGCGGGGGAATTGGGGGGCTTTGAACGGTAAGGGTTATTTAGGACGAACCCCGCACCTATCGTTCCGGACCTGTTCTTACTACCAAGGGCACGTAGTGCCCGGCTCTTACAACGTATAGGGAGATGAAGGAATGGCGCGCCACAGATTGACCGAGACGCATTACACGATCCTGCTATTGGCGCGGGATGGCGAGACGGACTTTAGCCCTCGGAGGAACGAAGGAAAACTCCATGCCGCAGCTCTTGAACTACTGGGGTTCAAATTTGGCGAACCGATGCTGAGGGGTGTGAACAGCTTCACGGTCGAAGGATTGACACCAGCGGGCGAAGCGACCTTGGCGAAGCACTTGAACCAATAACCTACTTCCCACCAAGCAAGCCGCAGGCGCAGCGGCTCATAGTAATAGAGGGATATATGGAAGAGCCGCTCACTACGTTCGCTTGAAGGAGAAAGAGATGATCCGCGTTGGAACTGTTGTTCGCCTCAAGGGCCAAACCAAAACCGCCAAGGTCATACAGATGCTCGACGACATTGAGGGCGGCGTAAGGCTAGATGATTACCTCGAAGGCTTTCGCTTCTGGAACGTGGCCGACCTTGAGCGCGCACCTTCTACTTCAAGCGAATGAAATGAGCGGCTCTTCCATAGATAAAGGCCCCGAGCCCAATTAAGGACCCGGGGCCAGTGTCGCACAGCAGCTTATCATGAGAGGGGGTCATGACAGCGCGCGCGGACGCAGTTCAGTTATGTTGCTCTGGGTTTATCCCGGTATCTGGTTGACTCGCAGGCGCCCCCAACCTTCACCTTTTCGATCCGGTGCGGCGGATACCATTCAAGGTCATTGCCGTCTGTGTGTCGGTAGCCGGTTTTGATAATGGCACTAGCGTGTTCGCGGCCCTTCATTGGGTCAGAAACCTCGTAATCGAACACGCGCCCATCATCCAAATAGACAGATACTTTCGCTTTCATCTTCTCTCCTCAAAATGTACGGGGGTCGAAGCCATGCACGTCGCAGACCTTCTTGGCCCGCCGCTTGAAATCGGCGTTATGCTCCCCGCCCCGGTCCAGCTTATTTAGATGCTGGTGGAGATGGATGGCTTCATGGGCAATCGTAGCTATGAGCGTCACGGTATGACCGTGCAGCTTTTCACTGACTCGGATTAACGGTTCTCCGTTGTAGAGGCAGAAGTCGGCATACATGGTCGTATCCTTGACCACGGCAAACCCGATCTCATCCGCATCCGGTAATTTCCAGCCTTTGAACGGCTGGGTTTCTCTTATGAAATTGTAGGCCGCTGCCAGCATGTCTGGCGTGAGGCGAAGGGTCACGGCTCGCCAAACTTCTTGGAGAGAACAGCCGCAACTTCCTGAAACGCGTGCTTCTCGCTATAGCCTGTAATGGCTGAATGAACGATGGCACATCCTTCAGATGCAAGCCGGGATATATTCGATACCGATACCGGGAAGCGATAGAACCCGCCCTCCGCAAAATCCCTCACGCACAGATAGACGGGCGAATCCTTCGTCTCCTGTATGAAGTAGCAGAGCGTGGGATTCTGGCTCATGGCTCCCTCCCCTGCATCACGCGGCTGATCTTACGGCCGATCTTGTCTAGAGCGTGGTCTATGTCGTGGCCTTTACCGGGGCCATTGGTCCGCCACAACATCACCCCATGAGCCTTCCCGGTCTTGGGGTTTACGTCCATGCGACAGCTTAATTCCGCAAGTGGCCCATCGTCCTTGATTGGATGCGATACGATAACGGCCGGCCACCGCCAGACTTGTTCCGACATTCTTCCCTCATATCAAATGATCCCATCCCTGATGCGCGTACTTCAGGACCATGTACCTGTGCAGCCCCATGCCTGTGTACCGCCTGCATAGGTAATCCAACGAAAGCACCATCGGGCAGCACTCCCCGTCGTGCGTTTCATTTAAAATAATTATGCCCCTGAAGTGCCGTTGGCCCTGCGCGCCGCGATAGCTCTCCTCGTGGAGGTAACAGCTCCCAGCCTGGACACCCCATAGCGTCTTTCCGTTCGCCATCATCTTTGTGCCCATGTCCAATCCTTGAACATGCCCATGCACAAATGATGAACCGATGCGGGAAAGCTTATTCGGTATAGATCCACCAATGGGGCGGTTGCTGTGCGATGATTGGAAATAGTGGCTGTAGCAAATGCCGTCTATTTCCACGATCTTCAGGAACGGGTGGACTTCCCAATCTCGGAAGTCGCAGTCCTCGCTGCCAATCGTCCCCTTCAGCTTTGGATTATTGGCGGCCTCTCTATCGGCGCGGGCTTCGTGGTTGCCTAGCAGGGCTACTTTCCGAGGCTTCCAGCCCTTGTCTTTATTCCGGCGCCTACGCTCGATCTCCGCTTCCATCGGCTTGCAGAGGCGCGCGAACGCCTCGTTGCCCGCAGCCAGATCGTCTGCGTAGCGAGTGCCCTCAAGTTGGACAGAGCCGGGCGCCGCATGACTATTCAGGGACGGGAAGTCGTGCCAGTCGCCACCCTCGACAACGACATCGGGGAGATAGTCAACGATGGCCTGCCCGACCCAATCAATCCAATCTAGAGGAACGTCTTTTCTCACCTGCCCATCTGGAATGAACAGGTGCTTACTTCGCCCCTCTCCCATCCCTAACCGCCAGCCCGTGTTATGATGAGATGGATCAGCGCCCCAAGTGTCCCCAGCAAGAGGGTGATGATGCCAAGCGCGGCGGCCCAAAACCGTCTATAAAGACCCTCTACGCCGCGCTTCAGGTCGTTCAGGCTTTCAATGATATGCCCCTGACGTTCGGTGCAAACTCGCTCATGCGATTCAATCAATGATATGGCCCTTTGGCTGGTGTCTCTCGCCAATTGGTCGGTGTCCGTCACAATTATCCCCTATGGGCCTGGATTGGCTAAAACAGCCGAGTGGTCGATCAACGTCTCGTCATGTAGGCAATGACGGTAGACGTTTGCATGGCTGCCGCTCATCACATCAAGGCCATCAGCTGCTGCGCCTGCCGCGCCACCAGCCGCTCCATAGACGGGGACAAGCGGTGACAACGGAACCAGGGACGTATCGGACGATGCGCCCCTGATGGCTGCCGTTGCCACGTTACCGAATGAGAAGTGCGGCTTGTAGTTAGCGCCAGCTTTCCGGCATTCGATCACGTCGGAAGCAAACGACATCTGGTCGTAGATATGGATGGGCTCTGGAACATACGGCGGTGCAAGCGCATCTGTGAGCGTGGTGCAGCCACCGAGGCAAAGCGGGAGGGCCAAAAGCAATGAACGCATCTGGCCCTCCGGTGCTTTAGTGGCCGGCGTTCGCGGCAAGGGTCGCAATCGCATCCTGCGTGCCATAGTAAGCCTGCTGAGCGAGCATCTGCGCGTCCTGCTGGGCGATGGGCTTGCCGAGCGCGACAGCAGTTGCCATCACGGAATTGATCGTGATGCTCTGCTTCTGGCCGCCGGTCAGATTGGCAAACTCCTGCGTCGCCAAGGTCGCGGCGGTCTGGGTGGCCACATTCTTGACCTGTGAGAGAATGGCCGCAAGATCGGCTTCGATGACTGGAACGGCCTTGGTCTCAAAGACCTTAAACTCGGCCTTCAGGTTCTGAACCACGTTCAGGGCGTCGGTTTTGATTTCTTCCCATAGCTGGGCAAAGGTAGTCGCCATTTTAGTGTCCTATCTGTTGGGGTTATTGAACTGGCGGAAGTGGTTTAACTTCAACAGGCGTATCCACCACCGTTGCGCCTGTAAGACCTGTAGCTTTATGGGTCTGATACTTTTGCCATCCAGACCACGCGAAGCCGACAAGCAGCATCGCTGCGCCGACAGCCTGGTTGCTATCATCGGCTGACATGTAGCCGTAGGTCACGGCTGCGGCACCAAGGCCAGTCAGGAAATGGCGAACTGCACCGAGGGCGATATTCTTGATGAGGGATTGGAACATCGTTCTTTCCTTATTTCTGCTGCTTACTCAGGCAGGCTTTGATTACGGCGATGGGAGATGCGATGAGGGCGAACGCCAGCAATAGACCTGACGTGCCCGTGTTGAAATTCCCGATCTGTCTTGGTTTCATGCGAACACCACCGCTGCTAGGAGAAAGCCAAAGAAAGAGCCTGAGAGGAAAAACACGAGCCGGTAGTGCCGGTAGATCAGGCCGTCCAAAGCGCTGCCTCGGCGGCACGGCGTTTGACTAATCCCGGCTGAACTTTGTGGCCGGCGTATTTCCATTTCGGGAGTTCGGTTAGAACCGCTTCGTAATCGCCAGCGTTCAGCTTCTTGAGAAGCGTGCTGACCGGGAAATCCTTTTCGTTGAAGGCGAACGAAACCAGCGCGGAGAACTGATTGTCCGTGAGTGGCACTTTCACCAGTCTCAGAACCTTGGACTCGGCTTCGATCAGATCCTGCTCAAGCCATTCATCAGCCTGAAATTGATTGCAGGTATCGCCCTCTTTGACCCCGTGAGTGTGGCCATAACCAATAGTCCAGATGGGCGGGTCCGCTTGGTCTGGGTACGCCTCCAGCCGAAGGCCCTCATATTCCTTGATAAGAGCCAGCCCGGCGCTGTTAATCATCCGGGCCATTAGATGGGATATGTGATGCAGAAATTGACGATATACGTTGAGAGCATGGCGTTTGTGATGATCAGGCCGCCTGCATATCGGAAGCTGATATTGGAGGTGTTAGGCTGCACAAATGCCCAGTTAGGTCCGGAACCTCCTGGTAACCCGCCACCGCCACCAAACTGCACTATTCCCTGAAACCCACTACCAACGGATAGGTTGGCCGCAGCGACTGGAAGGCCCGCTATGGCAGCCTCGTTCGAGTCAGATGTTACCGGGTAGGTGCATCTGCCCCAGACGGTGATAAAGCCGGGGCTTGTACGCGAAAAGCCGAAGGCGCTCGTAAATGTAAGAGCCGCGGGGCTCCCGTCTGTAGGCGTGAATGTTCCCGGGACGTAGGGGAGCGGATTGCCAGTCACGGGAATCTGGCTGATATAGATAGTCAGCGTCTCATTGCTGAGAGAACCGGAATCCCAAACGACCGTAACCGTGGTGTCAGTTGAAAACGCTACGGCGGAAATCCGGCCATAGATCGTCCCAGTCCCAGAGCCAACAGCCTTGACGCGCCGGCCGACATGATAGACCGCGCTGACATCTACCCCGGCAATCTTGAACTGGGTGGCCCCGACATAAACAGGGGTGACAACGGGGCTGGTGCCAGAGCCATACGGAAACCAGATCAGATCGTTGGCGAAGCTCCGCAGATCGGCCATGTTCTGGCGCGCGGAATTGTTCACCGCAGCCGGGGACATCCCCTCGTCCCAATTAACGCCCGTATTGGCCTGGGTATTATTGGCGGGGGTGGTGGAATAGGCTGAGACTGCGGGGGTTGTCATACCTTGTCCTGCAATGGCTTAAGCGGCCCTTTGCGGGGGCCGTTGGGCCGTGTTAGATTGTGTGGATGCGAGAACCGATTATTGGGTCATGGCGAAACGCCGCCATCTTCGGAGGGCTATTGCTTCTCCGATTCCTCTACATACTGGGCAGCAAGCCTCACTGATGCTGAGTTTGACGCTGTAGCTGTAAGAGCAGCGGCGCTGGCAGGCCGTAAGGCAGTTGTGCAGCCAATGTCGGGGCACGGAATGCCGATGTGATAGTTGGGGCCTGCCCAAGCGCAGCGGTATCAAGCGCCCTTTGAGCCGCCGCCTGCGTTATAGCCGTTGCACCTCTGCGGGCAGCCTCACCGGCCATCGGGACAGCAAGACTCGCCATACCGCCCTCTGCGGCTCCCATAGGACCACCGAGCATTGCGCCAACGCCAAGACCGGCAGCCGTGGAAACGGGTCCGTGCGGGGCGTATTTGCCGACAGCGCGGAGGACATTCCCAACTGGACTACCACTCACTACGTCTTTAACGGCTTGCTGTACTTCCGGGCTTAGCCGAGACATGGCGCGGTCATTGAGCGCCAAGCTCTTAAATTGCTGACGCAGCGCGTTCTCCATGCCCGATTGCGAATAATTGGCGCTCGCCTTTAGGCTTGCCTTATCAATCTGCTGTTGGATCAAGCTGGCCTGACTGGCGCGGCTCCACATTTCGCGGGCATGGTTGAGTGCATCAATCGTGGCTTGGGGACCTTGGTTGATGAGGTCGGATTCGCTCTGGAAGGCGCTCAGCGCATTCTGGCGGGCAGCTTCGGCCTGTGGAAGTTGAGCATGAAGATCCATGTATGTTGCGCGAGTATCCGCCCCGGCTGCACCACGAGCCGCCAGCGCGCCCGGCTTATTCTGTTCAATAGTTTTGATCTGTTTCGCAATCTGGCCCTTAGCGCCAGTCGCGGAAGTCAGTTCCGAGCGCAACTGGTCTTGAAGCGATGTGTCGAGATCGCCAGGCTTTAGATTGTCAACAAAGTCATCAATCTTATCCATCATCATGCGCGCCATCGCCTTGTCGGCTGGCTTGACGGATTGCGCAGCATCGCCAACCACACGACGGAGATTATCGAGGTCTTGGAACGTGGCGGGGGCATCACCCTTAGCACCATCCGTCGCAAACTGCGTAATACGGTTATAGGCAGCCGTAGCGTCTGGATGGAGCGTGGGGTCAAGGCGTGAGCCAAATGAGTCCTGAACGTTGTCGCCAAGACGGTTAAGCGCATCGGTTGAGACGCGAACCCCGGAATTATCCACCGCATCATAGGAAGCCTTGGCTGCGGCTTTCAGGTCAGGAATACTCGGGGGCTTTATAGTCGCCGTCGCGTCTGACAGCCCCGGCATCTTCGGAGATAATAGCAAGCCGCCAGCCATTTGTGCTACCGCCGACCGAACCGGGTGTTGCGCGCTATATCCCTGCTGGGCGGCAGTTTGGGCATCCGCTGCTGCATTGGATGCATCCAGAGACCCTCCGCTAAGCGCGAGCCCGCCAAGGCCGTGAATGGCAGAATTGAATGGGGCGGTAAACTGAGATGTAAGTGGGGTTGGAGCAAGGGCAATTTGCTTATCTGCCTGCGCACGCGCGGCGGCGTAGCCGGGTGTATTCCGATTGCGGGCAAGTGCGTTTTGATATGGGTCATCGAACGCCTTCGCGCCCTTTGCTGCCAATACATTATTGGGCGCGTCGGGTCCGACTAGCGTCGGCATCTGGCCATTTAGAAGGGATGCGTTGGCTGTCATGGCGGCAGGCAATACCGTGCTTATAGCCGCTTCGGCAGGCTGTAAGATTGCGTCATGTGCGAAGCGGCCAATGGGGCTAGCCGCAATGCGGTCCATGATGGAGGGCTGGGAAGCGTCTTGGGGAGCGGCGGACAAGCCAACCTTCGCGTCAAACTGTTCGCGCGGCATATCGCTGTAATGGGCAGCATAAAGCTTGTCCGCAAGCTGCTTATCGCTCATGTCGTTGTATTGCGGGTATTGCTGGCGGATTTCAGCGATTGTCGCCATTAGCGGATGCCCAGCGGGTCATTTTTGCTACCACCGGCAGCCGGCGCAGCACTGCCGCCCTGCGGCAACGCGCCCAGAACAGACGCGGTTTCAGGCGTCAGCATATCGTTAAAGTCAGTCAGTTTGGTGTTGTAGCTGTACTTCTGGCGAAGCGGCCCGAGCTTTCCAGCGAGTGCCTTCTGATAAGTCTGGATTGCGCCGGCCAGCTGCTGCGGAGAGCTAGCCCGGCTGATAGTCGCGCCCGCTGCATCACGGTCGCTCTTAGCACCGCCCGTCCCCACGAGTGCCTTTACAATTTCGTCCTGCGCAATCTGCTTTAGCGCATCAAAGTTCGTTGGCGCGGGGGAGCCGGTCTGTTGCGCCCAGGCTTGGCCTAAAGAATTGAGGGCCTGCACATCGCCATTGCCGAGAGCCGTGGAAAGCTGGCCCAGCGTGCCAAGGTGATCCACAACCGTATTGATGGCGGTGAGAGACTTCCCATCAGGGCCGGAAACGAAATCCGCGCGCGCCTTGGTCTTAGCACCATATTGGCTGGCGTCATAAGCCGGGTATGCCTGATTGACCCATGTCGAAAGCTGCGCCCCGATTGGTGAGCGCAGAGACATGGCGGTAAGGGGCGCTTGGCGATACTCCCCCAGCGCCTTCACCTGATTGCGATATTGAGCCGGGACCACCGTGTTAAGAAAGGCATCGCCACTTATCGGCATACCTGTTTTAGGGTCGGTTGTGACCGTGCCGCTGCCCATATTGCCGCTATAGATAGGCTTGCCCGTATGCGGGTTGACAAGCGTATCACCAAAGCCGACAGAAACCGGCTTGTTAAGCGCCGCAGCCTGCGTATTCGCATTCTGCTGCTCGATGCCAAGCGCAGCTTTTTGATAAGCCGTAGTCGGGACTTTGCTCGCCTCGTCAATCTTCTCCTGAAGATCCTGCTGCATAGCTCCGGCAGAGTGCATATCGGAAGGCTGGATAGTGACCACATTGCCAGATACGTCACGGCCATAGACGCCACCGGGGCGCAATCCCATAGCCTTTGCTTCGTCATCACCCAGCGGCTTGACGGCGCGGTCCTGGATATTCTGCTGGTGCTCTGCCTGACGCATCTGCATCTGCATAAGCAACGGCATACCGATGGACGGGTCCATGAACTTCAGCATCGGAAGCATGGAAGCGTAGGGGTTGGATGCGGACTGCGGCGTCGCCATCTGCGGTGCGGGAGCGGGCGCGGGCTGAGACGGGATGTTCTGCGTCGGAAGCTGCTGGCCACCAATAGAGCCGGGATTGACCGTCATGGGCGGTGTGGGCAGGGCAGCTTGCGGAGGCTGCTGCGGCGTCTGCTGGGGGCTTTGACCGCCCATCATGGCCTCTAGCGCCTTCTGATATTGCATCCGCTGGCCGAGGCCCTGGATGGCGCTGAATACCGGATTCCAGTCGTAAGTTACCGACAAGTCGCGTCCTCCTGCAAAACTCTTTCGCGCCTTCTAGCCAGCGCGACCGCCATCGGAAGAATTACAACCGTTCCGAAATGCTGGTACATTTCTGAAGTACGTTTCGCCATTGGGATGGTTGAGGCGGATTCCATTACTACGTTGCCATTCTCATCTAGGGCCTGCACCGCTACAGCGCTTCCGCTCGCCTCGACTGCATCGTTTGGTTCTGGATACCCCAAGACCCCCGCCATATCTGACGGCGTTACATCTGGCGCAGAGGAAAACCATTCTGCGGTTGAGCTATCGCGGGAAATCAACGTGCCCTCAGAGCGGCGGCCAACAAACAGCCCCTCCGGTACGTCCACTAGCGGGCTGCCAGATGCTATGAAGGCAGTCGCCTTCGGGCTCCTCGGATTTGCCACCGCTGCAATCTGCGCCTCTATATCGGCGCGCGGCTCCCGTATCGTCGCCGGTATCGCCATTATTAAAGGCCGGGAATGAACGGAAGCATGGAGATGCCCGTCCCGACAAGGCCGGGAATCGCGGACTGGCTCGGCTGCGTGGATGTGCCAGTGCTAGACCCACCCAAGCCCCCAAGGCCACTGAGCGCCCCCCCGTACCCGGCAAGGATGTTCCAAGGCTGCTGCTGCTTGTACTGGAACTGGCTTAGAAGGCTGTTGAGCTGGTTCTGGCTCTGGGTATCGTACGCACCGCCCGCCGTGAGCATGTTTTGAAGATCGGTGTAGTCCTGCCCTGCCAAAGTCGGGGCCACCGTCGCGCCCTGGATGGCCTGCTGGTTCTGGGTGTTGAACTGATTGTTGAGCCCGCTTGCACCACCAAGAATGTTGCTGCTGAGTTGGTTGCCGGCCGATAGCTGACGCTGTGCCGAGTTCTCGCCAATACCGGAAAGGATGGAGGCAGCGTTCTGGCCTAGCTGCTGCTCTCCGAGATAGTTGGAGCCATAGACCTGGCCGGCAAGTTGCCCGAGGTTGCGGGTGAGCAACTGCTGATCTGCACCGGAGCCAGTACGCCCCGCAAGCCCCGCCTGTGCGTTGACCGCATCCGTGATCGGAGCGGCCTCAGACGCGAACATCTGGTCTAGATAGGGATTAGGCCCGGTATTGGCTCCCAGAACACGCGTGGCCGCGCTCAGTGCCGGGTTAGAGCCAGCGCCCGCCTGCGTATAGGCCGCGCCCATATTGTTGCCGCTGATAAGGCTCTGAAGCGCGTCCGAGCCGGGGGCAGTCTGGGGCCGTAGGATATTGGAAAGCGATTGATCGGCTTGGTTGATGAGCGGGGAGCCGGCTTGCGCGCGGTTGGTAATGGCCTGAAGCGCATTCTGCGTGGTCTGAGACGGTCCCGCATATGTGCCGGGCATCTGGTTCTGGCCCTGCGCATTCTGGTAGGTCTGCTGCGCCTGAGACATGAGATCGGTGAGGTAAGGCTGTGCGCCCGACCACGGATCTGATTTCTGGGTTGTGGTAGTAGTGCCGCCGCCGCCATTCATGACAGTGTTTTGCTCATCACGTAGGCTGTCAGCTTGTAATCTGACAGATGCTTAGCCCACGCTTTCCGGGCGTAGAGCCGGACTTCGGTGCAGCCTTCGTCTTTGGCCCATTCCTCAAACTTTTCCTTGAGGGAGAACCATGCTTTCATATTGTCGCCGCCGAGCATTTCGATATTGGCGACTTGAGAACCGCTGAACTTCTGTAGCGATGTGATCCCGGCAGCCGAGATGGTCTTAGTGGCCCCATCCTCCACCACGATCACCCAGAGCTGCTTTCTGAGGCCGATTAGGGCCTGATATTCCTCGGCAAGCGTCGTAACGCCGCCTGAGAGTTCAACTGCCTTCTCAAGCAGTGGCGCAACCACGGGCCAAAGCTTCTCTAGCGGCGAAACCCCTGATTGGTCTGCCGTGGCCGGTATTTGGATAAGGTGCATTAGCCCCCGAATAGCCTGCTCAGAAAGCCACTGTGGAATAAGCCGCCGACACCCTGCGGTGATTGGCTGTCAAGCGGAGAGGCTTGGGACGGGACGGTGAAGCTTGGAAGCTGCTGGCCACCAATTGACCCGGGCGAAACGGTCATTGATGGCGTCGCGACATTCTGCTGACCCGGCTGGTCTGTATTCTGGCCCTGCATTCTCTTCATCAGCATCGCCATCATCATGGGATTGGAGCTTCCCATTAGGCCACTCATTGAGGGCGGTGGCTGCTGCGGCTGGGAAAGCGCTTGATGGGCCGCTGCTGCCACCTGCTGAACCCCTGCATTGGACCCAGCCCCCGGGAACTGCGGCATCTGCAAAGTTGGGTTGCCCATGGGCGCGGCTTGAGGCGCAGAGATACCGCCCGATCCGCCCTGAAGGCTTGGTCCGCCCCCACCCTGAAGCATCTGAAGAAGCGCGTTGATGTCCATGTTTCAGCCCAAAAGTGTTGCTACGAAAACTTTGTCGCTGTTGGCGTCGTTTGCGTGCGTGATGACGTAACTTACGCCCTCGGTGATATTCGCCTTGAGGACGTATGGCAGAGCGATTGCAGCGGCGTGCGCGGTCTGTGGGGTAAAGATGATGGCGCTATTGGCCGTCACTCGTGAGTCATTGACCGTGGTCGTGGCGGCATTAGCCGCAAGCGTGACGGTCCCAACCGAATTGATCTTGCCCTGAAGTATGTTGTTGACCACTTGCGCCACATCGCGCGGCTCACCTCCTGTGACAGGCAGGGGCCGTGTATTGGACGGTGAGCGTGTCGTCACATCTCACCGTCATCTTGCGCATCAACGTCCACCCCGTTTGCGAACGTCCATACGGTGCCGGCAGGAACCGATAGCTGCATGCGATGATAGCGACCCGATGACATGAGCGGGATATCGCCATTGGGCTGCATAGATGCAGAGGCCGTGCTTGCCACGCTATCAGCAAACCGCTCCCGGCTCTGGCAAATCGCAGTCATGGCAGAAGCATCGGTCAGTGGCTGAAGATTGACGATCAGGGACCGCCTGCTCGGCACACCCTCAAAATCAGCCGTGGTTATGTTCGCCGCCAACGTATCGCCGGCGCATCGCCCGAGATTATGCGTAGTGTCGAATAGTCCTAGATAAACTGATCCGCCGGCCCACGCCCTGTCATCAAGGCTGAACGGCACGGTTTCGAGATCCGAATAGACCGCCGCAAGCTGTTCTAGTGTATAGCCCTCGGTCAGAGCCGGGAAAAAGACCATCTCATGATCAATCTTGGCGTATGACCATTCTTCATTCTGCCAGTTGAAAATCAGCAGCGTGTCGGGGTGGCTGGTATCCGTCGCATCGGTAGAGACGAAAGACCAGATGACGAGCTTGTTTGCCGGATCAAGAGCCGCCGTAACCTGTGCAAGCGTATTCGACTGAATGTGCGCCGCGAACCAATCATCAATCCGTTGATTGCCGATAGAGACGCTTTCTGTATCGCCGTCCTTCCGGTAAAACCCGTCCTGGGCATAGAAGAACATCGAGGAGCCGACGCGGACCAATGAGCCCGGAGCAGCCAACCCACGCTTATCCTCCAGAAGATCGAACCGGAAATAAAGCGGCGGACCCTCGTAGGTCATGCGGGTTATCGCCCGCTCTTGGAAGATGTAACCTACATCCCCCCCGATGATGCCGTTGATTAAGCCACCGCCTTGTAGCGTCTGCTTGTCACTCTGGTTCGTTCCTGGCGTCCAGCCGGCCGAATCATTGAACCCAGACCATGCAAGCTGATTAGGAGAGGTCGTAGTGTTTGCCAGAACAACAAAATCACGGACAACGGCTACGTATTTTGCCTGCGGAGGACTGCCCCCAAGATCAGCAAAGATGGTTGATGAGCCCAAGTCATAATACTGAACGGGATCGCCAATCTGAGTGAAGATAACCCGCTGGCCATACTGAGCTGCGCTCCACCGATCTGTAGTCGATAGGGTATAGCCACCCACCTTTGAAACGTCTGCGAACGTCCCTCCAGTGAGTTTGTAGAGATTGGAGGAATCGCCCGCGAAGGTATTGGTAGATCCGGTCGAATCCTGTGCCGAGATCGCGCCCTTGGCTTGGGCGCTGAGAGGCGTTGTCGAGATGGCAGAGAACGCCTTCCATGGCGAATATCCACTCCCGGTCCCGAATACGTTCTTGGCATCTGTCTGGCCGGGATTGGCCAGCCCGAAAAGGTCTGGCGTCCATTTCGCAAGCGGGATGCGCTTCACGGCGTTGAGCTATCCGGTGTCGCGGCCCACGGCGCGGCATACACATCGCTCTTGTCAGCGCCATTCAGGGCGTTGACGATCCCAGTAAAGGCATTCAGCGCCGCTTGAGCCTGCTCCATGTTGCGGACGAAGCGATACGCCTCAATAAGGGCGCCCTGAATATAGACGCCCGGCGCATTGGCCAGTATCCAGTTGGTATCGGAGTCGGCTGCAAGGGCGCTGAATTTCCTGTAGTAGAGAAGCTTGCCGGTATAGGTGGTGTCAGGGATGGGGCCAAAAACGAGATTACCAGCCTCAATCGTGAATTTCTTGGGCTGCCCGGAAGCGCCGTAATTGTACCTGTCCCAGAAAGCTGTCGGCATCATAAAATCAAGCCGGCCGCCATCGCTGGTCAGGTAAAGCCGCCTATGGGCAAGATAATCGCTGGGGAGGGCAGCGGTCTGGGCCGATATGGCAACGTCATAACTCTGTTCCATTGCCTGAATACGAAGGGGCTCAGAGACGAATGGGGCCTCCTTGTTGCCATAATAAATGCGGGTTTCGGCAAGCTGGACAAAGACCGGGATTTGAGAGGTCAGGTTTGAACGGTTGAGATAGGTGGCAATCTGCGACTTCAGGTCAACAAAGGTCGAGATTGTCATCTATTAGATCCAAGCGGTTATGGCCGCGTTAGCGGCTGATTTGCCCTGTCGAAATGGAGGGTGGTAGGGTCGGGGGATGGAGGTAGCGATGACAGCGAAGGAGAAGTGCCCCAGCCTTGAGGAATGGCATCTCCATTACGTCTCGTGGTGGCGTGGTGTGCGGTTAGTAGACGGCAGAGAAGTCCGTAGTCGGCCCGTCATGCGGAAACTTATTTCAGGCGAATGGCGCTATCGAGAATTTATAGACTCTTCGGAAATGCGCAGTGCTATGCGGATATTTGGGTAGCCGATGGATTAGAAACAGTTCGTCGCCGCCATTTGCGGGGCGGTGTAACCAATCGCTGTCGGCACACCTGTGTGGCCTGGGTCGTTGAGCAGGTAATTCCCAGTCGATGTGAAACTCGTGAAGCCCGGCACAAGCGTCCAGTTACTATCTGGCCCAGCCGACTGCGAACCACCGCTCATGTTGTACGTGCCTGTGTTGCCGCCGCCTGTCCCCGGAGAAACAATGGAAGACGTGCTATAGGCGGAATGGAAAGCCTGCCAGCCAACCTCAATTGGGTTGTTGTTAAAGCTGCTGCTTGTGCCCGTGACGTTGAGCACCGTTCCCGTTTGCTGGGCCGTGACAGTATTTCCGCCGCTGACCGCACCGCTGATCCCGCAATCGCCGGTACCGCTCGCGTCTAGCCAGTTACCTGAAATAGTGACGTTACCAAGAGTGGCCGCGCGCTGCCCAAAAAGACCATTTCCCACGGGATTTGAGCCATCGGCAGCCTGATTAATAACAACGATATTGTTCTGGATATTCTCGGAAGTTATTGTGACCCCGTCGCTGTTTCCGTCACTCGGAAAGAAAGTCGTATTATTCTGGCCAGAGTTTGAAAGCCTATCCCAGACAATGAAATTACCAACGTCCTCTTCTGAGGACGAGCATCCACTTCGTGGGCCGGTACAATTCCGCAGCATGACCTCGCCGTGGACACTAGTTATTTTAAGATTGTTGATACCTTCGATATAGTTGTAATCAGCCTTCCAAGACATATTGGTCAGGCCGTTGGAAATCCGAACGACGTTGACATTGATGAAGTCGTTGTACTCGACGGTCATCGTGCTGCCGACAGCATCGGAGCTTGATTCTAAAAAGCTCTGGCTCGATGTGGTTGCGG